TGAGAAACAAGAACCTGTTGCCACGTACCAGTGGTCGGGTCCCTCCAAATGTGAACATGTTCAAATTTGTTATTGTGATCTTTCTATTAAGTTTAGGGCGGATCTACGTCTTCCGCTTCTCTTTGTGAAACGCAAAGAGAATGGTAGGATGAAGACGACGCATGAGGTTTTGGCCGAGGCGAAGTCTAAGTTAGATTCTTGCTGTGATGTGAGTCACGGTGTAATAATGAAGAGGAGGTATGGTCAGAGCGATGAAGAAGCTTTGAAGTTCGCCATAGAGGCGTCTGGTCATACCAATATCCACTTTTTTATGCCGCCTAATACTTCGAGAATCCCAATGGACAACTCTCCTATGAGATGTGTTGATGCCAGGACAGAGGTTGCTCTGCAGATGGCTGATATGGCTTATTTCAAGGAAAGAGGAATTAGAGAAAATAAGGCATGGTATAAAAATCACGTTTGGCGTCCGTATTTGAATTTTACGCCTTGGAATGCACCTAGAATAAAGTTAATTGAAGAGCAAGAGAAGACTACTGTTCCTTCGTTGAAGGAGCTCTCTATGCGAAGCATTTCAGGCTATAATGCGGCGATAGGTACCACAAATGGTCGTCCTCATATTATTTCCGCGATGGATAATTTGGAAGGGTCAAAATCAGTTGCTGCTATGGCTAAACATGCTCGAAACACTGATAAACTGACTGAGCCTCTTAAGGAGGCTCTTAAGTCAGTACCTGAAGCTCTTAATGTTATGTACACCGTAATGGGTGTCGCAGATAAGATAGGTACTGTTGATCCTGAAATTTCTTTCCAGCGTTGTGAAGGTATGTATTTGGGTGGCTCTGCTGGCACTTACTTGGAACAGATTCAACGTTTTAAAATTGATGGAGAAGGTGAAGAGGTCGAATTGATACGTAAGGCCTCTCAGAAGAAGATACACTCTCATTCTGCTACTCTTTATAGTGTTGCTGCTTTTCTTGCGGGGTATGACCCTCCTGAATCGATCAATACTCAGAGTTATAAAAATGAGCACTATGTTGACAAAGGACAGAAACAGAGAAATATCGAAGCTTGGGAAAGGTGGTTGGCAAAAGTAAGGACTTATGAAATACCTAATGAATTTTTCATTTGTCTTGAAAGGATTACTCAGACTGCCCGTATGCTCATGGAGCGCGGGCCATTCATCTCTGTTGGACAGAAACAGTCTCGCGGTGGTGGTGACAAGACGGCTATGCGTCTTGGGGTTGAGTTTGGCAAAGAATGGAAAAAAGTCTTTGGGACTGCCGATGTCGATGCATTGGATCAATCAATACACGCCATATTCCTACAATTATTTTACACTATGGGGGGAGTTTTTTTTAAGAAGGACCACCCTATGTATGCTGAAATGATGAGAGCTATCGATTATGTCGCCCGCACAGTGGCTGCTAGAATTGTTCGTGTATTTAAAAGACTTTGGGCTGTGGTGGTTGGAAAAATGCCGTCAGGAGCCTGGATGACCTCCCATGGAGATTCGTGGATCTTAGCCTTGTGGTTTTATATGTTTGGTATTATGCAAATTTCTAAAGCACCGATAGAGGATAGAGAACGTATGGAACAAGAGCTTGTTCTTCGTGTGATTATTATGATAGTCTACGGCGATGACCAGGTTCTTGCAATGTTGCGAAATGAGACAGTTCCTTACTTCAATATTGAACAATTTGCTATTTGGTGTAAAGTTTACCTTAATGTAATACTTCGTGATGTCATGCATGACATTCCTTATGTCGTAGAGACAAGGAATGGTTATGCACAGGCTGAAGGTGTTATATTTTTGAAACATTATAACGCAAGGAATAAGAGCACGTTACCTGGTCAATCTTACTATTTGCCGTTTCGCAATATGGTAGATTATCAGATTAAATCTGTTTGGGGAAGGGAATGTAAAGACCGAGACATTTATGATGTAATTTTATCTGTTATCGGCCATTCTTACGGTACCTATGGTTCTAATTACGATGCTTATTCGTGGTTGAAGCATATGTACGTTTCTTCTTTCACTCTCATTGGAAATACACCTGGAGAAACCTTAGGTACTGCTGTGTCTCGTGCACATACAAATTCGGATTTTGTGAAGAAAATGAGACAAGCTGACATTCAGATGGAGGATCTTAGGAAGGGCTTCCCTACGTGGGAGACTCTTGTTAAGAAGAACGTCTATGATGATGTCTATCATTCGCAAGTACGTGAGGATTTCGTAGAGCATTATCGCTAGAAATATTTGTACCTGTTTACCTGGGTCGATAATTGTAAGGTTATAATTAGAAAGTAGTAAAAAAAAAAAAAAAAAAAAAAAAAAAAAAAAAAAAA